ACATTCTGCGTATCAGTTGAGTCGCTGTTTACCCACTGAGATAGGTCATTACTGTAAGTAACCAAATTCGTCCGTGCTTCACTCTCGTGCAGGATACCCTCGTTCACCCATGCAGAGCCGTTGTAGACGTGATGGCCAACGCGTGGCACATTCGCGCCTACAGTGATCAGTGTCCCCGTGCTGTCAACCATCGTGGCATTGCCCGCGCGGCTGTGGGTGACGGCACCGTCGAACGTCGTCAGGATCGTGTCTTTGTAGTACGCCTCGGCGGCGAAGTCGGTGAGGAAGTTCGGGGCAACCCCGCCAACGCCATAACCATTACGAACCATGGCCGCGCCGTCGATGCGGCGCAGGCCAGACTCCGTGATGAACTGTTTCGACACCTCGTTTGGTGCGAGTAGTACGTTGTTCTCGCGCTTGTAGTAGCGATGCGTCGGGACGTTCAGCTCATCAGCCATGGGACTACCCTCAGAAGCCTTTCACTCGCAGGCGGGCGAAGTCGCCATCCTGCAACTTGCGTTTGACATAGGCCGCAAAGCCCTGCGTGCCAATCGCCTCGCCGCACTCGGCGGACCATTGCTCCGCGACGACCAGCGGGATACAGCCCGCAAGCCGAAACTTGGCGTCGCCATGCGCAGACGGTGCGAAATCGGCGAGGGCCTGATTCTCATCCAGAAGGCTTTGCACCTCCTGATGACGGCGAATGATGAGCTTTCCGTCTTGCTCGATCATCCGCTCATTCACGTCGTACAGCTTGTCGCTCATGCCGTGGCGGCCTCCGCGCGGCGGCGGCGCGGCGTGGGAGCCTCTTCAGCCCCGTCCAGCGCGACGGCGAAACCCGCAGCGATCAGCGCGGCGGCTTCGTCGGCCTCGACTTCAACCTCGGCCCCGTTGTCGTGCGGGCGGCCTGCGGCCCACGGTTGGCGGTCTGTGGTGATTTTGATCTTCATTTCATCCTCCGGGGAAGGGTCAGGGCGGCCACAGGGGCCGCCCTAATTCGTCACATCAGGGTCAGAGAGCGCCGTTGATGTCGGCGATAATGCCGTGAGCCTTCTGGGTGTCCACCTGCAGGCCGTATTCGGCGGCGATCAGGCGACGTTCCGAGTGGCCGGTACGGGCCAGCGGCTTCTGGTTCACGGTTTTCAGGAACGCGACGCGGGCGTAGTTCGGGTCCAGAACAAACACGTCGCGTGCGGCCACGGTGCGGGTTTCCAAGAAGCGCGACGGGACAATCTGCAGCGTTCCGAAGTCCGACACGTAGACGTCGATTGCCGCGACCAACGATTTCTTGTTGGTCATGTCCTGATACTTGGTAGCCGAGCCGGTGAAGGTCGAAGAAATCTTCTGCTTCACGGCGCTGCCGCACAGGACAATCGACGGCTCAGAGCCGTTGTTCCAGCAAGATGCAATCACGTCTTTCAGCATCTGTTCGGTCAGCGCCCGAGCGGTGCCGTCGGTTGCGGCTGCGTTCGGATAGCCCGACGTGGTGCCCGACAGGGTCGGGTTCGCGCCGCTGGTGCCGCGCGACACGTTCGAGGTCAGGAACGCGGGCAGGCCAGCGGTGACGCGGGCGGTCGATGCGCCACCAGCAACAGCGGCCACGTTCGACAGCAACATGAGTTCCATATCGCGCTTCAGCTCTTTCAACTTGAAGGCAACCTGCGTTGCGAGGGTCTGCGCATCGCCCGCGCCGTTGACGGCTTCGGCAGTGTCCGAGACCTCGACCACCTTGTCGGAGATCTGGGTGTAGTTGCCCAGACGCACGGCGTTGGTCGGCGCGTCGTTGCCGGGAGCGGCTTCGCCTTCCAGAACGCGGTTAGCGGCGGGCGACGCCAGATCGACGACCGGCCACTCGAAATAGGTGTTCGACACCGTCTTGCGGCCAATGGCGGCTTGAAACGGCGTTTCCATCGGCGAGATGGAGACATATGCGTCCTGCAGATCCTCGCGGATCGTGGTGACGTCGTAGGTCTTTTCGGTGTTGGCATTCACGGCCATGGGAATCTCTCCAGAGATATGGGGTTACATCAGGAGGAACCGGGCGACATCATCGACCGATCCCGTTCGCTTCATCTGAGCTTTCGCCTGTTCCGACTGGCGGACCTTCCCCTGTGTGGGCTGCTGCTTCACGCCGGGCTTGATCGGGCGGGTCTGCGGCGCGCGCTGGGCGGCATCAGGGGCCGCCTTGCCTGCCATCAGTTTCCGATACTGCGCCGCGTCGTGCAGGACGCGGATCGCCCGCATGTCCGACACCGCCCGCAGCTCGTCCGGGGTATAGCCGTACACATCGGAGCCGAGGTTGATCAGGTCTTGTTTCAGCTTCGCCGCCGTCTCGGGCTGCGCGAAAGCCGGAATCGCCTGAACCAACTGCTTGTGCTGATCTGCCAGATAGGCCATGCGGGCGCGTTCCTCCGCCTCCGCCTGCCGCGCTGTCATCTCTTGCACTTGCGCCCGGCTCTGCTGCCACGCGGCCACGTCCTTGTCGTATTTGACGCGGGCCTCAAGGTAGCCGATGGGGTCAGATTGCAGCAGGCTGTCGTCCGGCGGCTGCGGCGGTTGCATTGGTAGCTGTCCCGCTTGTGCCGCTTGCATAAACTGCGCCAACTGCTGGCGTTCACTCTGCAGGGCCGTGTAGACTTGCTCGACCTCTTGCTTGGCCTGAGCAACCTGCGACATGCCCTGTTGGATGTAAGCCTGTCCTGAGTAGCCACGGAGTAGCTCGCTCAGAGGAACCTGCTGTTCACGGCCCGACACCTTCACGGTGTAAAGCTGTTCTGTGGTATCCTCTTCTGCGGCGTCCGCCTCGCTATCGTCGCTGGCCTCGTCCGTATCTTCGGCAGCCGAGGTGTCAACCTCTTCGCCGTCGTCCGCTGCGTCGGTCTGGCTTTCCGCGTCGGCCTCAGCCTGCACCAGAATGTCCGCAGTCTCTTCGTCCTCGACTTTCGGCGCGCCACCCTCAATCAGGCTGGCCGCCACGGCGTCGATGTCGTCTCCGTTCAATGCAGTCGTGGTATCCACGGTCCCGCTCCTATTTCTTGCGTCTGTCCAGAAGCTTCCCGTCCACAATGAACGAGGTCAGCTGGTCCCGGACCATACGCAGCGCCCGGACCATCCGATGCGCCTCCTGTAGCTGTTCAGGACTGCACACAACGTCAGTGAACAGCCTGATCTGTTCTTTTTCTAACATATCGAAGGCCTCTTTGAATAGGGTGTCCTCGATAAGTGTCTTTGCGTGTGCGGCGCGCTGGGCGGTGTCCATCACATCACCCCGCCGTTACCCTGCGGCGCGGGCTGTTGCGCGGCGGCTTGCATCGCTTGGCCGTTGGCCTGCTGTTCGGCCTTGATCCGCGCGGTGTCGATCTGCATCCCGTACTTGGCCGCAATCTGCGCCATGGAAACCTCAAGCTCTTGCAGCATCCTGTCGCGTTCGCGGTCGTCCTGCATCTTGGCCTTGGCCATGTCGATCTGACCCCGAAGCATGGCCTGTTGCATCTGGCTGTTGGCCTTTACCTGTTCCGCCGCAACAAGGGCTTGGCCCGGGTCGCCTTGGGGCTGCTGTTCCCCACCCGGTGCGCCTTGCTGCGCTCCCGGCGGCATCGGCTGCTGCGGCAGGAAATAGCGGTCAACGTTCTGGATGCCGTTCAGGGACAGCATATCGGCCAGCGTGTTTCGCAGCTGAGGCAGGCCCGCCAGCGGGTTTGCCGGGCCATAGGCTTGAATGGCCTGCAGCTGCATTTGCAGCGTCTGGCCGAGGATCGCCGTTTTCTGATCCTCACGCCCGGTGCCGAGGCCGACGTTGACGGTGGCGTCAAGGTCGGTGTCCCAGACGCGCGGGTCCATCGCGACGTACGTCCCGTTGATTCGCATCATCTCTTCGCGGGTGCTGTTCTGAGCCATCAGGCGCAGGATCTGGCAGAAGAGGCGGCGCATCCCAGTGTAGGCGAGGTTGGCGACCATGACCTCGACCTGACCGGCGGCGGCGCTGACGGTCGCGGTGACGGCGGCGCGGGTCGTCGACTGCAGCGCATCCGGATCAAGACCCATGCTAGCCCGCGTCACGCCGGTTTTCATCTCGACCATCTGGTCGACATACTGCAGCGCGGGCAGGGTCTGCCCGGCCACAAACGGGACCGAAAGGTCCCGCAGCATTCCCGGCGCGTTGAAGCGAACGACGCCGCCGATTTCTGCGTTCAACAGGTCGTCGATGTCAACCTGCCCCCGGACGGCTTCAACGCGGGGGTTGTTGGTCAGCTGCACGTTGTCAAGGATGCCGCGTAGGATCGATGTCGCTACGTCCTGATCCTGTTCGATGATCTCGACCAGACTGCGGCCAAAGAAGGTGTGCGGCTCCGGGTCGACGTGCCAGCTGGCAAACGGGTGATCATCCACAGGCTCATAGGCCAGCAAGCGGTTGCTGGACCCGCCGAGCAGGAACTTGTGCAGGATCGGAGTTCCAGAGCGGTCGATGTCGATCCGCATGTAGGCTTCGGTGATCGTCACCAGCTTCATTGCCGGATCGAGGGGGTTTTCATCCTCATCCGGGTTGACGGGATAACGGCGGCGTTCCTCATCCTCTTGGCTGCGCATGTCCGCCGCGCTGCCGGAATCAAGGTCCAGCACCTTATCCTCATCTATGCCCATGGCGATGACATCAGCGGCGCGCATTTCGGTGCGGTGGCCGATGACGTAGAAATCCTCATCCGACCGGGCATTGCGGTCAATGAAGAATTCCTCGGGCGGTACGGTGTCGATGGCCAGCTTGCCTTTGAGGTCGCGGTGCATGATGCGCACATCATGA